GTGTTATCGACCGCGCCAAAGATGATCTCAACTGTTTTTGTTAGGTCTGCCATCGGCCTTAACCTTTCCGCATTGCATGAGCCGCCAACACACCGGCAACGGCTTTGGCGACGGCGATCTTATTGGCGACATAAAAAGCCATGTCGTCACGGCTGGTCAAGAAGCAAACCTCTAAGATAACGCCGCCAGCTTCGCAAAAAGCAAGCCGATGATGTTGGCCTGAACTGTCCGACTTATAGCCGAGATCGCCACGCAATTGAATGCCAGTGGCAAGGTTTATGGCCCCGCACAATTCTTGTGCCAATTTTTTTTGCGGTGGCTTTGCCAACACCTCAACACCGTGCGCGGTTGCTGGCCCCGCGTTAAAATGGATTTCGACGCCAATATCTGATTTTCTGCACAACTCAATTGCCTTCGCCAACGGATCGTTGGTTCCGTCGTCGCCATCCCTTACAACCGGAATCTTCATTGAGGCAAGACTGTGATAAATTCGGTCGCGCATTAACTTTGCTAGTGTAGCCTCTTTATACGTGCCAGAAACCGCACCAGGGTCTCTGTCACTATGGCCAGCGCTTATTAATATTGTCTTCATGGCTTCGGTTGTCGTGTTGTTTTTTTTCAAGCTCGAAGACGGCGATTTTCCCAGAGATCATTGAAAAATTTTTGTTTAACGTTTGGATCTCATGCAACAGCCGCTGGTTGTTTTCGTATTCATAATCGTAAAGATCGGCTATTTTCTCGTAATGCAGAAACTGATAAATATTCAACACGCAAGAAATAAACAGCCCAACCAACAAACACAAGCTAAGCGTCGTCATCTTTGCCTCGTTTTGATTCTTCTTCCACCTGCATTCGCCCGAACGCGCGGCGTTCCGGTAACATGCGTCCCGTCTTGTAAATTTCTTTCTTGTAATCGATCAACCGCTCATCGTTTAAATGTATGGTCCTTAATAATGACTTGGTGATCTGCGTATTGGAATAGACCATCCAACAAATGACAACAAGAAGGATGCCGACAACGCCGCCGACATCGGCAAATATTTTAACGATCTCTCCAATCATCTTCGCGCCGCCAGCCGCTCATTTTTGTCACGATAATAAAATTCCCATAGCAATAACTCGGTTTCTGTCATTTGGCTTTCTGGGAACAAGCCAGGTAATACCTCATACAAAAATCGACCGCCGCCCCGAAGGTCGAGCAACGCCATCACGTTTCTTACGTGACCGTCTCTCCAGAGCGTTGCGGCTTTTTTACGTCCATGCCCATCCCTGTCAGCACGACAATCTTGTTCGTCAATATGTAAAATTCAACAGGAAAGGTTTGCGCCAGCTTGACCGCCAAGGGATAATCGAACTTTGGATTTACCGAGCAACAAACCAACTGCTCCAGCCGTTTGGCTATTTCGGCTGGCGTTTCCTCAGACATGCCCAACACAGCTTGCAACTCTTTAATAGTTTGCTTTGTATTGCCAATCGCCTGGATAACGGAATCCAGGTTTTTTTGCTTGCTGGCCGCATCATTGGCTTTTGCAAGCTCGCTGGCCGTCATCCCACGAACGACAAACTCACAAACACCGTCGCCATCGCCTGTAAACCATTGCGCCAATGCCGGAACGGGAACGGACTCGACACGTTGCTCAAACTCTTGTCGCATAAATGCCTTGGTGTCGAATTCCATTAGCCAGCCTTCTCTACGCTCTCTGTTCTGGCCGAGATAGTGCAGGTCACTTTTGGATTATCCGCCGCAGAAAAAACACGGCTTAAGCCTAACTTGCCTTGCGTCAAAATATAAGGGGTCTTAGTGCGATCTTGGATATATTTGAACCACAGGGTTTGGCCTTTTTTGCTGATAATGTCATCGGTAATGCCGTTGCCAAGGATAGCGGTAAACGATGCTTGGTTTAATGATGACGTGGTTGCACCAACGGTTGCGCCATAAACTTGTGTTGAACTGACACTATTTGATGTTTCAGCAGGGGTAAAATCATTGCCGTAAGTTTGTTCTTGAAATACAGGCTCTGCATAAGAAGCATATACAGCCTTGGGCAAGCTGCCTGTATGACTTAAACTTAAGGTAGAACTGAATTCAATTTTGCCTGTATCGTACTTTATTTCGTAAACAGGAAATGAGGCGGTTTCACGGTGTGCGTTTGGTATTGCCAAGATTTCACTCTGTTTAATCACGGCTGCCGTGTTGCTTGTTGTCCTGACCTGGGCAAGCTCAATACTACCAACAGGGATAAACGGGGGGCCACCCGCGCTGCCGCGTGTTTCTGAAAAACTGGTGTTTGATGAATCGGTGCCTTTTACCGCCGCAACCGCACCCGCACTGGTTACGGTAATTGATGTGATGCTCGCCACATTCGTCGTGGCACGCGTAATGGCGACTGCAAGCGCCGCTGCGACAACCGTTTCTACGCCCGCCAGATTGCAGGTCAAGGCAGATACATCGATGGTGTTGTTTGCCGTTCCAGGGGTAACAACGCCACCCGTCAATACGCCATTTGGCCTAATAACTGGTGCGTTACCCGGTGAATCCGAAAAAAGCGCGGCGCTGGAATCAAAGCTTTTATGATCGCCGGAATCGGTCAAGGCCGCCATCGCAAACGGCGTAACGCCGGACTCGTACATCATCATTGAATTTTCGTTTGACATTTATTTCTCCTGATTAATCTGTTATGGCTAGTTAGCGATTGTGTAAGGGTCGCCGATTGGATGGGCAAACTCAACTTCATAAGTGACGCGAACGGTAACGACAAGGCTGCCGTCGTCTGGGTAATTTATCTGCGAATTAACCCAGCCAAGCCGGTGTATAAGGTCGCCATAACTCCGGTCGCCGCTCATAAATAACTGCTCGATCAAGGCCAGCATGGCGTTTGCTTCAACACTTGCGTCGTTTGTGACAAAGCCACACTCAACGCCGATTTGCATTTGCTTGCGCTCGACACCGTAAAGGCTTTCGACCAAACTACTAGGGCCATCCCATATTGAAAAAAATGGCTCACGGTCTGCTGGGGCGGATCGTCGGCATCTTTCAATTGGATTGGTAGACAAAGCCCCAGTGCGTAATACAAATGCCTTGATAATAGTTTCTCTAACGGAATCAGTCATAATTTGCCGATAAGGTCACATGTGTTTCAGTGTCGTTAATCGTCGAATCAACAACTAATCTTCGGCCTTGGTGATCGAAGACTGAGCCGCGTGCAACATTAAGTACATCTTTTTTCAGGGCTGTTATCTGGATTTGTGGTGTGGTTAGATAAGAGTCCTGGATAGTGACATTTTGATTTGCATAGACCACCATAGCCCGAATGATCCGGTTGGTATATACAACGCTGTCGGCCAGCATGTCCATAATTAAATCGTCAAAAACAGCCGAAAAATAATCAGGGTAGACATAGCCGCCATTTATTATCGAGGCCGACCCGGTGCTGGCCGTGAAGGACAGCGCGCCGTGTGCGGTTGATCCAGTAGCTGTTTGGCCAGTTGCTGCCGTTGCTCCGCTGGCAGTGAATGTCAACGCGCCGTGTGCGGACTCTGCCATAGCTAAGACTTCTGCCGATGCGGCGCTGGCGGTGAACGACAACGCGCCGTGTGCGGTTGATCCTGTGCTGGATGCAGTGGCGGACGCGGTGCTGGCCGCAAGCGTCAATGCCGAATGCGCCGCCGTGGCTGTCTGGCCTGTCGTGGCCGTTCCGGCGCTGGCGGTGAACGACAACGCGCCGTGTGCGGTTGATCCTGTGCTGGCTGCAGTGGCGGACGCGGTGCTGGCCGCAAGCGACAACGACGAATGCGCCGCCGTGGCTGTCTGGCCCGTCGTGGCCGTTCCGGCGCTGGCGGTGAACGACAACGCGCCGTGCGCCGCTTCTCCCGTGGCGGCGACCGTCGCCGATGCGGCGCTGGCCGCAAGCGACAACGACGAATGCGCCGCCGTGGCTGTCTGGCCTGTCGTGGCCGTTCCGGCGCTGGCGGTGAAAGACAACGCGCCGTGTGCGGTTGATCCTGTGCTGGCTGCAGTGGCGGACGCGGTGCCGGCCGCAAGCGACACGGACGAGTGCGTAGCCGTGGCGACCTGACCAGCCGAGGCCGCCGCGGTGCTGGCGTTGAACGACAAGGACGAATGCGTTGCCGGTATTTGTCCTGTCGCTACTCTGGCATCTTGCCAAAAACCGCCCCACGCCTTGCTTTGCGCCCCGAAGCTCGACCATTTAGCGTTTAGCCTTGCCAACTTAGCTCACCGCCGCCCAGATGCTGTTTGTGCCTCCGGTTGCTGGCAAATTGGCCGCAGTTGGCAACGCGGTTGTCAATCCAGTGTTTGACAGACCTTGTAACGCAGGCGGTTGAAACCCTAGGTTGCCGGAAGTCCTTGTCGCCCTGCCCTTGTACGTCGGGACAGTGGTCGCGGTCACGAAGAAACCGATGTAATAAAGCCCGTCCGCAGGCACGGTGTAAGGCGCTTCCATGGCAAATGATTTTAGGGTCTGTGATGCCCAAGCCCCGTTCGTGCCGTTGGCGCTGGAGGCCAACAAGTTCCTGTTGATGTCGTACAGCCCTGCGAACTGGTTGGTCAAGGCAGTGCCGCCCGTGGTCGCCGAATACAATTTGATGCTGCTGACCATCGTACCGGCGCGCAAATAGATGGCCTGTAACCAAAGCGTCCCACTGGCCACGACGGTATTGGTCTCGTCGCACAAATGACGCGGGATGGTCTCCGCAAAAGTCCCATCAAGCAGATAGTTACTCTCGACAGGGATAATACTGTAAATGCTGTTAAGCTCCTGCATGGCGGCGTTCTTGGAGCTCCAGCCCTTACCGTCTTCATAGGTCGCCATGCCGCCAGCAGGTACGGTGACGAACGGCGTGATAGCGTTGGCGGCGGCGCTGCCGTTGACAAACAACTGAAATTGGTGACCTAAGACAGCGTCCGTGTTGACCACTGACACACTTTTGATAAAAGCGGTGAGTTGGGCAGGCACCGTGTACAGGATGGTAGCGGCGGCGGGCAACTGGCCTTGGTACAGCACCTTGTAGGTTTCCGTCATGCCGATAAATTCCATGCCCATGGCCGTCACGGTCAAGACGTTGGCGACATTGGCGGCACCTTGGAGCGTGTCGGCGGTCGCTAAGGTAAACATTAATTATCTCCTAAACCAAAACACATTCCTACACCCTGCTTGCTAAGAAGTCGTTGGTGTAATTTATCCCAAGGCTAACGCCAGTGCCGCCCACAGATTGACCAAAATCTACAAACTCAAACAACGTATCGGTTGCTGCCGTGCCAGTGTCCTTGTAGATTATTGCGCCCAAGGCGGTAACTGTCGCATTCGTCCAGCCGTTCACTATATTTGTGAATGTAACAGGCTGGCGATTGTTTACAGTGTCAAGCGCATTTAATGTAAATGGTTGAGTAATACCCCCAGCCGTATAACCAGCGCCTGTGACCTCGTTGGTCACATCGCTACGGTTGACCCACGAATCAAGGTTTGCCTCAGAAGGCACACTGCTTACCAGCATCACCTTAAATGTGACCGTATCAAAATCAAAGTCGCCCTTGATTATGGCTCTAACGGCGTTGGTAAATAGTGTAGATGCCATACGTCTCTCCTAAACTAAACAACAGCGCCGTTAAGCCTGACCTGGCCGTTTGCGCTTGGGTTAACCGTTGCGGCCATTGCTGCACCGATCAAGGTGTTGCCAGCAGATACCGTGGTGCATTGCTTATTGGTGTTGTCCCAATAAATCTTTGCGCCGACTGTCCAGGCTTCAGTAGTTAATTTCGCTAAGCTGAAAACACCGCAGGTGGCAAAGGCCGCCTTGCTTCCGGAAAGTACTGTTGTGATCGCAACACCAAAAAGCGAACCGATCAACGCGCCATGCCCAGATAACCTGTCATAAGGCGCTGTCAACTCAACAACGCCGCCCTCTTGTATGTAATTTGCTGCCATTTTTTTACCCTTTAAATTTTATTGAAATGAGGCCAGCCAACCATTAAAGGCCAGCGTTCTTAGCCATCGTCCGAAAATCAAGCGGCGTAACCGCAGCATCAATCCTGACCTTAAATTCTGCGCCGTCAATATCCCAGCCATCTTTTGCCTCCAAATAAGGCTGGCTTTGGCCGTCCAAATAAGTCACCTCAATCGTGTCCGTTACATTTGGACTGGCAACCCCAAACCAGGCGGTTGAACTGGCCGCATCCAAACGGGCATCGGCAATAACCTCAAACATACCTCGTACATAGTTTGGAACGGTGTTGTTTTTGTTGGCCGCGCCGACCTCGTACTCTGAGTTGGCGACCTGGCTAGCAAGACCGCGCAATGCATAAGGCACAAGCAAATAAGCCATATTAATATTCAAAGCGGAGGCATTGTTGCTGGCATCTTTTTGCTTGGCCATCCCAGCCATCATGGCATCGACCGATGCGGTGCTGATTGTGGCGGCGGTCAGCAGGTTATTGTGCGTGGCATGAAACAGAGCCACTGCATCTGACATCACAGGGTTTCCGGTTAACACAGCCATGACCAAATCACCAACGGTGCGAATGGCGGCGCGACCCATACGGCGCGGAATTGTGGTAAATGCGGCCAGGTCGTCATTGATGATCGCTTGCCGCGTAATGGAAAACATTTTTCCATACGTGGCCAACTGAACAGTTTCGCCACGATCACCCACAGTGCCGTAGGAATACTCTGCACCTTCGGCGACTTTTGCCAGTGATGGGAATGAGTTCAAGTCAACGCGCTTAATGGCCTTAAAGTCAGACGCGCTGCCTGTGCTTGTCCAGCGCTGGAATGTTTCCTCGGCTTCGTCATAGCCTTTTAGCATGGCTTTCTCAGAAACGTTTGCAAGCAAGTTGGTAAAATCGCTGGTTGAATGGGTGAACGCGGCTGAAACGACTTCAAGCTTGCTTTTGCCGGACATGTTAACGCCGCCCATTTGCAATGATGCCCTAGCCATATCCAACAGCGAAAAAGAGCGGTAATTGTTTTGCCGATCTTTCGCCTGGGTTTCTTTATCCGAAATACCCGCCCGAACCATCAATGTTTGATGTGCCGCGACGGAAAACTTATCGGATTCTGATTCGCCCATACTGATTACCGCTGGTTTTGATGCGGTTGGCTCCATGGATTCACCCAGTTTTTTCATCAGCCTGTCAGATGCCAATTGTGCCGATATATTCATGTCGGCCAAACAATCGTCCCTCATCTCAGAAACCCCAGGCAATTTCATGAATGCTGGCTGGAAAAGTGAATTGATGGATTTTCTGCGCTCGCTTTCGGCGGCTTGAATTTCTGTTCTTGCCAATGCCTTAATTTGCTCAATATCGACAACATTGTCTGGCGCATTTCCGGCTGAATCTGGTTGTTGGTTTGTTGGTTGTTCCATAGGTGATACCTTATTTTGTTGTTTAAAAAATCCGGCGGACACCGGAACACTAAAACGAGCGGACATAGACCTAAAATCACCGCTGGCCGCGATTTTTATTTCTGAAGTGATGACATCGATTAAGCCACTGGCCAATGCTTCTTCGGCAGAAAACCAATGATCCTTACCATCAAGCAAAGTTGCCACAACTTCATCGCTTGTTTTTCCCATTTTCTGGGCGTAGCCTGTCGCCATTGCTTCGCCGTATTTGTCCAGGACATCGGCGTATTCCCGTAACTGCTCTGCATTGCCGGAAACTATATTCCAAGGCGCATGTATCATGATTAAACTGTTGGCCGCCATTTCAACAATGTCACCGGCCATCAAGATCAATGACGCGGCGCTCACTGCTGCGCCGTCGTTGGTTGTTTTGATGCGAGCAGGATGTCTCCTAATAGCGTTGTATATTGCTGCTGCGTCTATTACGCTGCCACCGTAACTATTAATACGAACGGTGATGTCAGGGGCGATAATAGCGCCAAACTCTTGAACGAATTTTTTGGCGGTTACGCTTTCATTATTCCAACTTTCACCAATATCGCCAAAAATTAAGACTTCCGCATGGCCGCCCTTCGCCTTAATGTCGTACCATTTCTGCATTTGCTATCTTCTCCGGTGCGCCGCTGCAATGTTTGGCGGTTCATACTGTTGATCGTCATTAAATTTTTGGCTGGCTTGCCCGATCTTGTCGTTTGCCGGATCAGCAGTGCTGATAAGGCCTTTTTCCTTAAGCATTTGCCGCCATTGCGCTTCTTGCTCTAGTGTTTCTGATGGGTTTCCGCCACGGCTCCTGATAATTTCAGGGCCGGACTTAAAGCCTGCTCTTTCGGCCAGTATCAAGCCATCCATTTCTTTTTTAGGGTCTATCCACGGCATGGATGGCGCAACAAACAAAGCATCGTTTACGGTTAGAGGATCAATGTCCATGGGAACTTTTATCTGCCTACCCGCTATTGCTGTGGCGATAAAACGCTCCCAAATGGGCTGGATCATTGCTGCTGAAAACTCGCTGGCAAGCGTCATGTAATTTGACCAACCCTCGACAAGCTCCTGGCGTTGGCTGGAGTAACTGCCATCATAATCGCGGGAAATCGTTGAATAATTAGCACCCGTACCGGATGCAACCGCCCTCAATTGCCCAGATCGGTAGCCAACCAAATTTGAGTTTGGGCGGTTAGTGTCAATTGTTCCGACATCTTCACCAACAGCGAGCGAGTCAAATATCATCCCAGACTGAAACCTCAAATCTCGTCCGCCATCTACAGCGGAATTGTCTGCGTTGTACAAGTCTGGTGTTCCCTTTTTGATGTAGGCAGTCATACACGCCGCTATTTTTGCGGCGATACGCTCGCTTTCTTCGTAATCTTTAATATCTGAAAGCCGCGTCATCACCGACGCAAAAACGGAAACGCCGCGCAATTGTCCTATGCGGTCAACCAGTGCCAAATGATGGATAAATTCGGCTGATACTGGCTTCAAGTCGGTTGATAATGACGAATATAGATTTAGTTCGCCGGGATGTTGCTTGTAAAAATAATAATTCTTTGGCTGACCCCACGCATTGACCTGAATGCCCTGAATGATGTTTTTAGCTTCGTCACTATGGAGTAACGGCAACATATCAGACTCCAGCAATTCAATGCTGTACTTAACTTTTGTGCCATGGTCAAAAAACGGAACATCACCGACAATATCCTTTACAAATACTTCGCCGTCCCTGATCCAGGAAAGGCACAACAACCTTTGAACTTGATCCCATCTAAGCCTATGTGAGGCTTCTGGTGTTTTGCACCATTCTTTGAAAAACCTAAGCTGTTGCCGGGAGAACTCCGTGTCAATTTCACCAGTCATTTTTCGGGGCTGAGGCTCTATACTAATGCCGTTCGCGCCAACAACGTTATTGACTAATGCGGTAAGTATGCCTCTGGCAAGATCATGGTTAGCCGCCAAGTTTCGAGCCTCATTACGCAACGCTGTCCCTGCCTTGGTTACCCAAGCATTGCCGCTGCCATTATCTCGGCTGGATTTACGTTGCTTAGAAGGTTTCGCCGCGTCATAAGCCGCCAGAACATTTTTTATCGCCAATCGCGCCTGAATCCGCCTTAACGCAGACTCAGGATCATAACTGCTGACGATACGGTCGATTAGGTTCACTGGTAGGTGGCCACTGAGTAGCCAATTTGGCAAGCGCCGGAAGCGCGCCTAGACTCATTGGCGACGGCGGCTTCCCATTTCTTGATGCCAGCTTGGACTGTTTCAAGGTCTGCCAGGGTTATTTCGCGGGAAGTTCCGCCGTTATCGAAACGGAATTTTTGTCCGCGCAAGATGGCGGTTTCGGCGGCGTAATATTCTGCTAATTTGTCTGTTGCTATGCTCATGAGAGCAAGCATACAAAACACCCGATTTCATTACTAGGCAAAGAATGAAATTATTTTTTTATTTGCGTTTTAACCGGATAATACGCCACAGTGTGGTCATTGAAATGTCGTGTGTCTCACAAACCTCTTTATGGTTATTGCCCCGAAAATCACGCATTATTTTTTCATTCCTATCAGCATTCTCAGGCGCTGGAATGTAGATGCGAGAACCGCCTAACAACGCCCTAATATTTTTAACGGCATCAATAGAGCTTTCTGATGTCAAAATAATAGATTCTATTACCTCAAAACTCATAATCTTGAACTCCAGTCGTCTGAGCCAAAACTGTTGCCTGAATTATTTTGGACAGGTTTCACAGTATTTTCTGGCGTTGGCTTGCTAACGGCGGTTTCATTTTTCGGCGCTGAGGCAAGTTCTTCCCATTTCCGTTGCGTATAAAGATGCAGACGCAATTCTGGGTGATGCGCGGCGGCAAAGGCATAACCATAAGTGTCAAGCGGTTCATTCCTGGCACCACGTTTCTTTATGAATCGATTGCTTTTGGGGTCATACGTTTCTGAGACGATGCCGTTAAAAAACTCATCAGGCAATTGCTCAGAAAAATGCACCATCCGTTGATCTATCGGTTTGTCTGCATCGACGGACAATAAGCCAAACAATTTGTGCTTTATGGCAACCGTGCCAACCTGGTAAGTATGGACGCCGTGCCTGTCCAGGCGCCCACGGAAATTAACGTCTTGCGCTTTTGCGCGACCCAAGACTGGCGCATTATTGGATACCGCGCCGAAAACAGCCATCGGCCTTCTAATCAAGCGCCGCCGCACAAAATCTTTGACCGCTTCGGTTCGATGCCCACCAATGTCAATGGCTGTTGCCAACACGGACAGCATGTGACCATCGCCGCGCTCGATGGTCTGGTTCAAATAATTGGCCAGCGAAACCCAAACCAAATCATCGGCAGGGTCACCAAAAAGCACGTTGTAATCAAGCGTCCAGGATGCCATTCCGCGCCCCCACCCAACTACCTGAACCTCAAGCCTGTTGTCTTGCGTATCAACCCCAGCAGTGATGGCGCAAACGCCATTAGGCGCAACTCGTAACGGATACGGCTCAGCACGGTCTTTGATTATGTTGATCTTGAGTTGCCTCATTGAAGGATCTTCAAAAGGCTCTGCCAGTCGATCACAAATAAACGTTTTTAGGGCTGCCGGAGAATCCTGGGACTTCAACCACATTTTAGCCAACTCCGCCCAGCGTGGCCCCAGGCCAATAGGATAATAAAGGCAATTGGCGTGGTACCCGCGAGACTTTGATTTAGGATTAGTTGGAACCCAGCGACCTTTGGCTATCATCTCGGTTTTATGGACTTCATCAACCATTGCCGAGCAGTCCGCGCAAACATACCAGGCTTGCCCAGTGTGTTTGTCCCAATGCAAGCCAGCCCACACCAAGGCTTGCTCATATCCGCAATGCGGACAAGGAACGTGATAATATCGTTGGTCGCTTTGCTCAAACTTCTCTGACGTTCGGCACATGCCCTTAATGCCTGGACTTGAAATATATACGATTCGGCTGTTCCTGAATGCCGACATGCGTTCCTCAAGCATAGTGACCGGATCATCTCCAGTTTTTAATTCGTTGGCAAACTCGGTTAATTCATCGACAAATATGTACTTTATCGAGGCCATCTTTAACCGACCTGGCGCACCAGCATGTTCTATGAATAACTGCCCGCCGTGAAAATCTTTAAAATACCTACGATTTGCTGATTTACGGGTATCGGTAGTTACCAAAATATCTTTTATCGCCCGGGTGTTTTCTAAGAGCGGATTAAGTTTTTGGTCAATTGCCTTGTCCATCGCGTTTTCATTGGGCAAGCACAACATAATTGGCGATGGCGTTTCTGACATGGCATAACCCAGTCCATTCCTAAGTGCCATTGTCTTACCAAACTGTATGGGCCACATCAAAACAATTTCAGAGATCACCGAGCGCGCACTCATGCAGTCCATGGGTTCTCGCAATAAAGGATTTCTGTCTGTGCGCCACGGTCCGGGCTCTGGGCTTTCCTTTGACGTTAAAACGACGTGCTTATCGGACCATTCGCTTACAGTCATGTGAATGCGCGGCTTAAACGCCTTGGACAGTGCGTTAAAAATTTTATTTTCGACTTCAGCGTACACTGGCGTGATAATCCTCTGGATGGTCGGCTTTTTTTGCCAACTCTAAAAATTGTCGGTTAAATTCGTTCAACAATTGCTCAAAATTATCCTGCAGGTAATTTTTTATTTTTGCCTCATCCGTTTCGACAGAAAGCGTTGG